ACATAAAAATACTCGGAGTTTTTAGGCTCCGAGTCCGAATTATTGATGGTTATTTAACCAATCATCTAGATTAAATAGAGTATGAGTTTCATTATCATAATATACTTGTCCCGCAGGCCCAGTAATACCACAAATACGATTCTTACTCAATACGACTTTTGTTGTATTACGTTCTACAGCGTCTTCTGCATATTTGTTCCGACTAAGTAGAATATTGGCAGAAGCTGATTTAATAATCGTAGAAGAACCCATAATTTCCTCTTCTGTAAATCCTGCACCTTGTGAAGAATTCGCAGTACCAGCAGCAGATTTACGAACGTGGTTGATAAAGATCAAAGTTACATTGTGACTCTTGATGATGCCTTTAGCCCACTTCATAAACAATGCTTGTTCATCGATACCTAGACCATCCAGAATATCCTGCAATGGATCAAGCACAATGATTCTGCAACCGCACGATACTACCAGTTCTTCAACAGTATCTTGAATTTCTTCAATACTACCATCACGGTTATCCAATAGGAAGAATCGGTGTTGACCCTCTTCATTATAGAACAACTCGTTCGCTTTCTGACGTACATTATCAGATTCTAGCAACTGCTTCTTTGCACCATCGTCTTGAATCAGAGATAGTTTACGACTCAAATGCCGACCTAGCAAAGTTTCACCATATTGACCAGAATCAAGTTCCATAGAAACGATACCAATCTTATGTGGTGAGTTGAAAATCCAGTAGTAAATCATTTCGTTAACGAATGATGTTTTACCTAGACCAGTACCAGCAGCAACGTTAACAATGTGACCCAACGGAAGACCACCAACCAACATGTCATTCAACGTCTTCATGAATGGTGGGAATGGTACTTTTGGAATTACCGCCTGTTCCAAAATCTTGGAGTATAAGTCACCAGAACCAACCACGCCAACAGGCGTATAACGTTTTGCATTGTAGAAGTCTGCAACAAAGTCTTTACCTGCATCGTTTTCAAGATATTCGTTTGCATCTTTATAACGCAGACCCATTACCTTGACTTTACCTTTTGGTAATGCCTTAACTACATTCTCGATTGCCTCTTTACCTGCCTTGTCATTGTCATAGCATAGAATGATGTTATCAAACGAATCAAAGAACTTGTATTGACCTGCAATCTGTTTGTGCGAGTTTGCACCTGTAGTTGGGCTAACAACAGCAGTTTCGAACGTACTACCACGAGTTTTGGAATAGTCGGCAAGCATTTGGTATGCAGATAGTGCATCGACTTCACCTTCAGTAATTACAATGTACTTACCACCACGATTGAATCGGAATTGACCGAATAGCTCACAATCAGCACCAGTACGACCAATAGAACGGAAGTTCTTTGGTACTTCACGAATCTTGTAACCAGTCATTTGACCTTCTTGTGTTACAGGATAATATTGTTCAATTACATCGCCTGTTTCTGCTGCATAAGCATATCTAACACCAAAGTATTTGCTTACTTCTAGTGAAATACCTCGAAAACCTTTTGGATCAATTGCAGTTTCTGCTTTGATCTCATTGCGCTGATCTTCAGTAATTACCGGTTTATTACTAGGTTTCACTTCCATAATTTCTTCCTTTCCTACAGTCGATTTCACTCTTGATGGTTTCTTTCTGTTATCTTTTAATTGGCTGCGATACTCCTGACTTACAGAAGTATCACCGCAGACAAAACAATGGTGGCTACCATCTTCATAGATAGCCTTACCATCAGATGAACCGCACTTTTCACAACTTGTGTGTTTAATAAACTGCGCCATTACTCTCCTGTTTTAAGTAGCCATTTATTTGAAATAGCTTTAAAGCTCCGATCATGAACACTTTCTGACTTAAACACAATACCTTCACGTTCAGAACCATTCAAACGTGACTTACCTTCAGCTTCACTGAGGATAGTCTGAATGCTGCTACCTACTAAGGTAACACCTTCAGCTAGAATTGGTACATGATTCAGACCAAGACGTTCACAAGCTGCTTTAAGCTGCGAAGGCAAAATATATTCACCTGTCCTAGTATTGTACATGTCGTAAACGTAGAAGTCAAGTACAACTTTGTATTGATTTCCTTGGATACCTTCACCAATCATTTCACCCTGAATAGCCATTCCTTGCATGTTATTTCGACGCATAATGCCTTCAATATCATACTTTCGTGCAGTCTTCCAGAAACTATTGTTTTCATCTTCTTTCAGATCAAGATTACGTGAACACACATGGAACTGATCTTCGTCATCAAGATAGAAGGTACAAGACGAACCATCAAGTTTTTCTGTAACAGACCATGTATCTTCCATGAACTTGTCAAACTGTTTACTAAGGTTCTGAATACGCTCTTGATCGGTCTTTGGTACTAGTGCAGGGAAATTACCACGCACTTGACCAGCAAGCTGTGCAGGAATTGGACGTTCCCACTTTTGCACATTCAATGGTACAGATACATCTAGGTCTTCAAATAGTAGACTTTCAATGTTCTTACAAGTTGGTTCAAGAGGTAGGAGTAGACCTTGTGAGATTTGACCACGTAGTTTTACGGTACGTAGACGTTCACCTTTAACACCATTGTATTCACGAGGTTCTTTACCTGCTGAAGTCAGAAATGGTGCTAGTTCGTTTGGAACCCAAGAATCTGGTTCTGCGTAAACAACCAATTCACCTACTTCATATTTACCTACTGAATCTACAACCCACCAACCATCTACCCGATATGCACAAATTTTATCTGCATCTGGAATAGCTTTTATTTCTGCGATTTTACGAATACTTGCCATTTTACGATCTGACATTTAGATACTCCTTTGCTTTCTCTAGATTTTCAATAGAATCTTTAAATAACCCAAGACCTTTATTGCATGCATTACAAAGTAATCCACGAACTTTTCCAGTTATATGATCATGATCAACAGCTACAACATCCAATGCTTGACCTCGTTGTTTTTCTGGTAGTTTTAATTCTACATTACAAATACCACATTTCCTTTGTATACAATCCATAATAAATTAAATTCTTCTAAATCAATATTATATTTTTTCTTTAAACTCCAGTTTCTTGCATACTCACTTCTTGTCTGAAATTGAGAATTTTTACGTCTATTAATTATTGAACAATCTCTACATCGTGGTTCAGTTGTTTTATGTTTTGGAAAACATGGTGTTTGGCAATCAATACAAACTCTTCTGAGAGGCATCTTACATGTCATCCTTATGTCTAATCGCAACAAAAACTGGAAATCTTGGTACTTTGTATCCGTTACCTACATCAAAATATTTGACTTTAGCTAACTTACCAATCAATCCGTCACGTTCAGCCCACATTGTATCACGAAGTTTGTCCGTAAAACCACTACCGCATGTAAAAACTTCACCTTCTTTTGTCTGCAAGATCAATGCACCCATTGTGTCAAGTGCTTTCATGCCAGCTTTAGCAGTACTACGTTCAGTGCGACCTAACTCATTAATCTTAGCTTCATTTGTATTTGTATACTTTGGTTCAAAACCAATGACCAAAAACTCGTTGTCAACAAAGCGTTTTACTTTTTGTAGTTCTGGATTCTTTGTTCCAGAACGACCGCATTTGTATTTAGCATCTGCATCACGAAGCATGATACCTTCTGCACCCTGCGCCAGCATTTCAACTTCAAACTCATCAATGTTGTACATGTCTTCTACTGCAAAATGCTCAAGCAATGTGACTCTATCAAGTGGTGAATCTTTTAGTTTATTTTTGACATAAGCATATCGAGCTAACCAAGTTTCAGTGGGATGATACTTATCAAAAACCCAAAAAGTAAAATCAGGTTCTCCATCGTGTCGCATAACACCACTTGTGCTTTGATTAAATACATCAGGAGCGTTTTTATTACCGACGATAAGCTCACCGTCCATACCTTCGAAGAAATCAGCGTGGCGCTTGAAATAAGCCTGAATAGAAGTATTTGGGATTGGTTTGAGACTGCGTGAGTATCCTACACCACCAAAAACTACACAGCGAATACCATCTAGCTTTTCGGACATGTACATATTTGCTGGCGCAGTCTTTACTTTGCTATGCTCGATAGCAAGAAGCGGCTTGAAACCTTCTGGAATCATTCTTGATCCTCCTTAGGAATTGAACATGCGATGATTGTACCATAACTTGGTGTAGAAATGTAACCCATGTAGCATGCATCACCTTCTTTTAGTGATTCATCAAATTCTTTTCTATCATAAAAAGTATTATGAATCACTTGATACGGGTACTGTCTAGTGAAGTCTTTCACATGTGGTTCACTATCGAGATAGTTTTGTTTGAAAATACCACACTTTGGTGCAGCATAGCCGACAAAGAAGGCATGAGGATGAATGTGATTAATGCTTTTTACATTGTGATTATTTCTTTTCGCAAATTCTAGCAGTGCTTTCTTTGCTTTTTGTTCGGTTTTTGTCATCGTGGACCTACTTTCATGATTCGATATCGCTTGTTACCAATCTTCAGATAAAGACCTGCGTAGTAAAACATCTTTGGTGATTGCCAGATTAGCTTAGGAATAACCATAAGATAACCCGTTCAACTTGTTAATTAGTGCATCTGCAATTTTAGTCAAATGCTCAACTCGATCTTTTTCAGTCGGAAACTTACCTAGCCAACCTGAAAATTCCTTGAAGTGATGCTCATAGACTTTCTCACCACCAACATCAGGAAATGCACAGTATAACATACCATAACGAAGTCTTACGTATCCGACAATATATGTTACACCATCAAGACCATCGTAAATTACATCAAACTGTTCAGGACAAGCAGCACAAGTACCAATGAACTTTAGACCATTAATTACATAATCAGGTTTGTTGTTTGCGTATTGACTATCGTAAGGTTTCATTTTTCACCTTTCAGTTTATTGATTTCTTCTTGCAACTTTAGCTCAACAAGTTCAAGTGTTTGTTTACCAATGTTGCTTTCTACAACTTTTTCTGTAGCATAAGCACCTGCCATCAGCCACATTGTTTTCTCAGATGGTAGGAAAACTTTAAATATACCACAGCAGATCAAAAGCACAAAGGGCCACTTATAGAATTTACCACGATTCTTCCAATTTGATTCGTTCGCCATAAGATAACCAAAAACATATAGTGCATAAATAACTGCCGTTGATACAAAAATAAGACCAAGGAAATTAGACATGGAACTAATAACACCCGCAAAATAAACTAACAATGCCAATGTC